GCTACTCCGTGATTCGTCCACAAATGGGCGTTCGCTTGTGGGGTTAAACCTAATGGCTCCCGCGCAAGCGGGGGCTTTTCAACTTATTTTGTAAAGGAATTATTATGGCTCTCCCAAATGGTGCAGGTGGCTATCAACTAGGCGACGGTAATCTTAATGAAGTCGTCCTTGGATATAGTGCAACACCCCCTACGTTAACTGGCGTTACTTCTGTAACTTTAACCGCAGACCAACTTGAATCTGGCATTATCGTTGCTAATCCTGGCACAACCGCTACCGATTACGTTTTACCAATCGTTGTAACAGCAAGTGGTGTGGAAGGTGTAAACGACGTTATTTCTAGCGCTAAAGTTGGCAGCACTTTCGGACTAACTATTGTCAATATTGGTACTACAACTGGTGATGTAACCATTGTTGCTGGTACTGGTTGGACTCTTGTTGGCGCCGTAGTTGTTAATAACGAAACTTCAGCCCAGTTTATCGCTCGTAAAACCAGCGACACAACTTGGACTTTGTATCGTTCGGCTTAATGTAATATCCCGCCCTTCGGGGCGGGTTAACTTTTTTTGGAACTGATAAAGGAGTTTAAAAATGGCAAATAATAAACCGATTGGCGTAGCGTACGCTGATCCTTTGCTTGATTCTGTACAAGTTGGTACTTCTAGTGCGCCTATTGAAATTAATACTTCAGGCGTATTAAACGGTGCTTATGCAGTTACATCCGCTACATCTGGCGACACTCGTCTTAACTTTAGCCGTTTAACCTTTACCTCTACAGGTTCAGGCGAAACTGCACGTTTCTTGACCCGTGTAACTGGTGCTAACGGTGCTACAGCTGGAACTATTAACGGCGCTCACATTAGTTGCGCAGTAAATACTGGCGGCACAATTAGCGGTGCAGCTAATGCTTTGCGTGCAACGATTGGTGGCTCGTCTACTAATCCAGGCGGTACGCTTGCTGCATTGCAACTTGATTCCGACTTTGCGTCTGGCGGTACTTGGACAAACACGTCTTTCTTGCGTGTAACTAATAGCGGTACTGGTGAAGTAGGCAATTTTGCTGTTATGCCAGCAGTAAGCGCAACTGGTGTATTCCGTGCAAAAGTTGGTAGCCCTGTTGTTACTCACACCATCCCTGTTACTAGCGGTGGCACAACGTACTACATTATGGTTTCTACTGTTGCGTAATGCAAATCACTAAAGAATTTTTAGTGGCAGAAATTGAGTCGCTAGAGTTTGAAGCAAATAAGGCGCAAACCTTTTTAATTCAGGCTCAAGCGACTATTACTGCGTATAAAATGCTAGTAGATAAGCTAGACCAACCCGAACCTACTGAGGAACACTAATGGCGGTTATTTATTTAAAGCACCCTGTACACGGTCACAAAGTCGCTTGTAGCGATATGGAAGCCGACCATGATGAAAGTCACGGCTGGGAACGGTATACTGTTGCTACGCCAGTAGAAGTAATTGAGGTTGAAGAAGTAGAACCTGAAGTCGAGGCGGCTCCTGCTAACGCGCTGGAAGTAAAGACAAGACGCCGTAAAACAACCGCATAAGGAGTTACGCCATGACCACGGCAAACGACCAAATTAATGGCGCTCTGCGCGTACTAGGGGTTTTAGCCGAAGGCGAAACACCATCCGCAGCCACGTCGCAAGACGCTTTGATGGCGCTAAACCAGATGATCGACTCATGGAATACCGAGCGTTTGTCGGTGTTCTGTACCCAAGATCAAGTGGCTTCTTGGCCTGCTGGCGCTAAAGATCTAACCTTTGGCCCAACAGGTACTTTGCCTTTAGCGTCAGGTGGCACACCTAAGCGCCCCGTATTGATTGACGATGCGACCTATTTTAGGGATTCAGCAACCAATATTTCATACGGCATTAAGCTAATTAACCAACAGCAGTACAACGGTATTGCTGTTAAAACGGTAACTTCGACTTACCCTCAAGTCCTGTGGGTCAATATGACTTTCCCTGACATTGAGATGTACGTCTACCCCGTACCCATCAAGCCGCTAGAGTTTCATATCGTTTCGGTAGAAAAGCTCATGGAAGTGCCAAGTTTATCGACTGACATTACCATGCCCCCTGGCTACCTACGGGCGTTCAAATACAGCCTCGCCTGCGAGATCGCAACCGAGTTTGGTATTGAACCACCCGCTAACGTAATGCGCGTCGCTATGACCTCTAAACGCAATCTGAAGCGTATTAACAACCCAGATGACATCATGGCCTTGCCATACAGCTTGGTTGGCACACGTCAGCGGTTTAACATTTTTGCTGGTAATTATTAATTATTAAGGATCTATTATGACAACTATTGCTATTTCTTCATTACCAGTCGCCGTTTCGCAAGCGGCGAGCGATGTATTGCCAATTGTGCAATTCGCCACTAGCACAACTAAACAACTTTCTATGACAGCTTTGTTTACTAATAGTGCTTTAGTTACCCCTATTCTTGGAACACCCCAATCTGGCACGCTAACAAATTGTACGGGTTTACCCTTAACCACAGGTATAACCGGTACTTTGCCAGTAGCCAACGGCGGAACAGGAATTACATCCCTAGGTGCAGGCGTTGCTACATTTTTAGGCACACCTTCTAGCGCTAATTTACGTTCTGCCGTAACGGACGAAACAGGTACAGGCGCATTAGTGTTTGCTACAAGTCCTACGTTGGTAACTCCTATTCTTGGAACACCTCAATCTGGCACGTTAACAACTTGCACAGGGCTTCCCCTTACAACTGGCGTAACAGGTGCTTTACCAGTAATTAACGGTGGCACTGGTGCAAGCGCAACAGTTCAAGCCTTATCAGGCCCAGGCGCAGTAAATATTACCGCCCTAGCTACTGCGTTTACGTCTACGGCTACAGGAAACGCTTTAACTTTAGCAGACGGCGTAGCAGGCCAACTTAAAACAATTGTTTACGTAGCTGAAGCCGCGGGTGGAGATACAGGTATATTAACGCCTACCAATCTTGGCAGCGCAACTACTATTACGTTTAATGCTGTTGGTGATTCAGTTACCCTTCAGTTTATTGGTGCTGATTGGTGGGTTATTGGTTTCCGCGGCGCTGTGGTTGCGTAACGCATGAAAACGCCAATTTTAGGGCAAGCCTATGTAGCTCGTAGCGTTAATGCGGCAGACAACCGCATGGTTAACTTGTTTCCTGAAGCTATCCCCAACGAGGGTAAAGAAGCAGGGTTTCTTAACCGCGCCCCAGGTTTAAGTTTATTAACTACGGTTGGTACTGGCCCTGTGCGTGGCTTGTGGTCGTTTGAAGGGTTTATGTACGCTGTATCAGGAAATACCCTATACAAAATTAATAGCGCATACGTCGCAACGGCATTAGGCACGATTGCTGGTACAGGGCAAGTATCCATGTCTGATAATGGTACGCAGTTGTTTGTAGCAGCCAATGGCCCAAGTTACATTTACAACTCCAACACAAACGTATTTCAACAGATTACTGACCCTGACTTCCCCGGCGCAGTTACTGTCAGTTACCTTGACGGCTACTTTGTGTTTAATGAACCCAACAGCCAAAAGATATGGGTTACTAGCCTATTAGATGGTTTGTCAATTGATCCATTAGATTTTGCTAGCGCTGAAGGTTCGCCAGATGGTTTAATAGCCGTTATTGTTAACAATCGTGAAGCGTGGTTATTTGGCACAAATTCGATTGAGGTCTGGTATGACGCCGGCACGCCTGATTTTCCGCTTGCGCGTATTCAAGGCGCGTCTAATGAAATTGGTTGCGCTGCCGCTTTTTCTGTCGCCAAACTTGACAATTCCATATTTTGGCTAGGGCAAGACGCTAGGGGTCGTGGCATTGTATATCGTAATAACGGCTACACAGGCGTTAGAGCGTCTAACCATTCAATTGAGTGGCAGATCCAGCAGTATGGCGATATTAGCAACGCTATTGCTTATACCTACCAGCAAGACGGTCATAGCTTCTACGTACTGACATTCCCCACCGTACAAAAGACGTGGGTGTACGATGTCGTCACACAGTCGTGGCATGAGCGTGCAGGCTGGTCAAATGGCAATTTTATTCGTTATCGCCCTAACTGCCAAACAGCGTATAACAACGAAGTAATCCTTGGTGATTATGAAAGCGGTAACTTGTACACGTATGACTTAGATGTTTATGCCGATAACGGGCAAATTCAAAAGTGGTTGCGTTCTTGGCGCGTTATTCCTAGTGGTCAAAACAACCTGCGCCGTACCGCCCAGCACAGCCTACAGCTAGATTGCGAAACGGGCGTAGGGCTTAACTTATACCCCGCGTATGAAGCGCAAGATTTGGCTACCGAAGATGGTTTAGAACTTATTGCTGAATATGTACAAAAAATTGTTTCTACTGAAACTAACATTGAGTTAACTACAGAAAGTAATGGTGGTTTTGCATTAATAGCTAACCAACCTGATTACCCTGTACCGTTTGTACCGCCAATGATTTTATCAACAACCGCGTATCCAGCAGCGGTTGGTTATGACCCCGAAGTCATGTTGCGTTGGTCAGACGATGGTGGTCATACTTGGTCAAACGAACATTGGGCATCAATGGGGCGCATTGGACAATATGGCCGCCGTGTCTTTTGGCGTCGGCTTGGCATGACCATGAAGTTGCGTGATCGGGTTTATGAGGTGTCGGGTACCGATCCAGTTAAAGTTGTTATTGTTGGTGCTGAACTACTATTGAGTCCAACCCGTGCCTAGTCCGCTTAACGTTACAACCATACCGGCGCCTCGCACGCCGTTAACCGACCCAGCCACAGGACTATTGTCCCGTGAATGGTATCGGTTCTTTTTAAATTTATTTAATTTAACAGGCGCAGGCAACAATCCTATAAGCCTTGAAGAATTGCAATATGGGCCACCAAACAACGATCAGTTTGTGTTGAATTTGCAAAATGTTACCGAAGTGCAGATTAACGATAGCCCGTTGGTGTCGCAGGTCGCCCAGTTGTATAAACA